TGTAGAAATGCACGTAGGACATAGTAATGAGATAAACTTGACAGAGGATGTTAAACTTATTATGAGATATCCCACAATTAAAGATCAAGGTCAAGTTGGAAGTGTTGATGGTGGTACTAAACAGTTTTTTGAGTTAGTTAAACTCTGTATTCATCAAGTAATTGAAGGAGATGAAATATATCAAGATGTTGATATGTCCTCAGAGGATTTAGATGATTTTCTTGAAAGTATGACAAGTGAACAGTTTGAAAAGATTACTACTTTCTTTGAAACTATGCCTAAAATCAGTCATGCAATTAAAGTTAAGAATCCAAACACTGGTAAAACAGGTGAGGTTATATTAGAGGGTATGCAAAGTTTTTTCGACTAGCCCTCTCTCATGACAATATAACTAACCATTTGCAAACAAACTTTGGGATGATACAACACCACAATTGGTCGTTAGGGGATTTGGATGAGATGGAACCTTGGGAGAGGGAGATATATATAGGGTTACTCGTAAAACACTTGAAAGAAGAGGAAGAGCGGATTGCCAAAGAAAATAGACGAAAAGGATAGAACAATGGCGCAGAAGAAACTACAAAAAGATAGTGAGTATGCACACCTTGATTTAGATGGCGATGGTATTGTAACAGATGAGGAGCTTGATTTGGATGAGAGAATGATGAGACTTGAGAACGAAGATAAAAAGGCAGATGCACAACGTAACATGGCATGGTATGCCCTGGCTGGTATGTTGTTGTATCCGGCACTGGTGGTTATTGCAGTAGTGTTCAATATTGATCAGGCTGCAAAAATACTAGGTGACATGGCTGGAGTGTATTTCATTGCAGTCGCTGGTATAGTTGCGGCGTTCTTTGGGGCGCAGGCAATCGCAAACAAACCACCTAAGAAATAGGATTGAGTTATGGCAACAATAGGTTCTAAAGATAAACCAATGATTGTCAAGGATCTGGCCGCAGTAGAAAAAACTACTTCTGCGTTTAAGAACTTTACACAAAAATTTACGAAAGAACATAAACTCCAAAGAGAGTATGAACAACAGCGAGCCAAGGTTCAAGAATTACAATTAACCAAACAACAAGAAGAAACAAAAAAATTAATTGATAAACAAGATAGACTGAACCAAACAATGTATGAAATGCAACAGTCTACAGAAGATGGACAAAGGAGTAATGAAGAACATTTGAAAATGGTGCGTCAGGCATTCGGTAACTTTAGTGAAGAGGCCAAAGCAACACAAAAGGAAATGGAAAAACAAGGGGATAAGTTCGATCCACAAAGTGAAAAAAATATGGTACAAAATACCGATATGTTGGTAAAGTTTCAAGAACAACAAGTACATCAGGCTCAAGAGATAGAAAATGCAAAGAAAACAGAAGAGAATTTAAATAGGTCACTAGATGAAGAAAAAAGAAGAGAGGCAGGGGTAGGACAAAAAATGATTATCAAATCACTCAATAAGATGGGTGGTTGGATGAAAGGTATGTGGGAGACTTCTAAGAAGGCGGCGGTAACTGGACTTAAAGGTGCATTTATAACACTAGGTATTATGGCTCTTCTTAGATTTATGGAAAGTCCCACATGGAAAAGAATGTCAGAGTCTATTAAGAAATGGATTGAAGAGGATAAACTAGGAAAATTTTGGAAATATCTTTGGGGCCCAGCTGATAAAGAAGGTAAAGGTGGTGGATTATTCACTAGACTAGGTAAAGTTATGGACGCCTTTATCGACCCAAAAACAGGTGAATTTGACTTGATCAAAGGCGTTAAAACAATGTTTAAAGAGTTATCTTCACTTGAACTCTTAATCGGTGGTCTAGCCCTTGCACTTATTCTTCCTAAAGGATTGACCCTACTTGCATTTAAAGCTTCATGGAAACTTGTCACTGGAAGTCTGGGTCTACTCATGGGATTATTCAGAGGTATCAAAGGTATGATTACTAAGGATACCACAAAACTTAAAAAAGATGCAGGCATAAAGGATAAGAAAAAACCACCTAAGGCCCCCGCCAAAGGGCCCGACAAAGTAACTCCTGGCCCCGCCAAAGGGGGCCCCGACAAGGTAAAACCTGTCACTCCAGCTGCAGGGCAAAAACCCAAAGGTGGTCAGACTCTTGGCAAGGCGAAAACTGCAGCTAAGGCAGTAATTGCCTCTGGAACAGGGGGAATAAAAAATGCGGCAGGGAAAATACACGAAAAATTTACAAAAGGATTTGTCCATCTTAAAAAATATCCCCTATTAATGAAAGCTGCAAGAAGAATTCCTTTACTCGGCCCTGTCCTATCATCCATTGAGGCGATTCAATTAATGATGGGAGATGCAACTCACGAACAAAAAGTCAAGGGGATGGGTAGAATAATTGGAAGTGGTGTAGGTTCAGCTGGATTTGCAATTATTGGTGGAAAGTTAGGATTACTGGCAGGGCCTGGTGCAGTAGCTGCCGTACCTCTAGGTGCATTGATAGGATCAGTTGCCGGATGGGCCGCTGGTGGATGGATGGGTGGTAAACTTGCAGAATTCCTAATGGGTGATGCACCCAAGGTCGATGCACCCAAAGGGACTACTGGAGGGGATGCCAACAAAGCTCCTAGTTCTGGCGCACCAACTGGTGCAGTAAAACCCAAACCTTTTAAACGTATAGAACCAGGCACCTATAAGGGAAATAAAGTCTCGCCTGGATTACCTATGGGAAGTAACGTGTTACCTCAATCTGAACAAAATGCAAACGCCAACAAGGCCCTTGCAATGTCTAGTGGTAGTGATCTTGGTGGTGCGCCACCTATAGTGATGAATAGTAGTAGGGCTGGGGATGTAACACACGTAGTACCTAAACCCACAGAACCTTTAGATGGTAGATTTGCAATGCTTTCTAATAGAAATGCATCACAATATAGATGGGTAGGTAGAGGGTAAAAAAAGAGGGAACCGAAGTTCCCTCTTTCTCTTATTCGTCATCTGCAAGTTTCTGAAAATAATCAATCGTATCATCTTCATCATCATCAGTCACAGATACCGTAGGGGCAGGTTCCTCTTTAGTATCTACCGTGACTGTTTCAGTAGGTTCATCTACAACTGTAGTAGATGCATTTCCTACTGTTACCGTACCTGTAAGTACAGTATCAAGTCGCTTCTTCAACTCATCATATGACTTAAAGTTGGTAGGTGCAGTAAACTCTGCAAGAGAATACTGAGACTTCCATACTTTTTCACGATCCTTATCATTATCCAACAATTCGGATGATCCCTCAAACTCTGACTTATCATAGTTCCAGAAACCATCAACCTTACGAATCTTCAACTTGAAGTTCGCACCATTCCAAAGATTGAAAGGATCAATCGCCTCTTCATCTTCAAAGGGTGGATCCATAGCTTCCATCAACTTGTCAAAGATTTTCTTACCGAAACGATAGAGAAAAACTTTACCATTGTTTTCTGGATGTTTTGGATCTTCCACAACATAGATATTTGCGAAATATTGCAACTTCCTTTTTTGTTTCCGAGCGATTTCTTTATCGGACTCTAGACCAGTATTCCAATACTGAGTATTCAGTTCAGATACAGGATCTTTCTGACCAATAGTTGTTAGGGAGTTCTCAATGTACCACTGACCAGTTGGCCCTTGGAACGCATGACTCCAAACCTTTGCCCAAGGCAAATCTTCACCCTCACACTTGGGTAGAAAACGAATGACTGCATAACCATTACCAGTTTTATCCAGTTCTGGTTTCCACAACCTTTCATCAACGTATGATTTCTTTTCTTGAGGTTGGTTTTCCGATTTAACTGCACCGAGCAGTTTATCTAAGGAATCGGATTCCTTCTTTAACGCACTAAACGACATATTTTATCTCCTTATGTTAATGTATATTATCGTATGTTAAACTATTTTTAATTTATCACAAAGGTCATCCTTTGTCAAGTACCCTACATTTGGAAAATGTTTAAAATCTTCCACCTGTGCATCCACCCAATAGTATTGGACTTCTGGGAACTCTGCAAAAGTTGTTTCCATCTGTTGAACCCAATTTACAGGATTAAACCCCTTGGTATCAGCAGGCAGATAGTTTTCACTACCCTTGTATATGTTATTTAGGGGTTTGTCATAGGACGATAAATCAAATCCTATGAAGTAAATCTCTTTATAATTCTCTCTTGATGCAAGATGTAAGGCAGTACACCCTGTAGACCATCCTCTAGGATACTCTACTTCAATTATACCGTCATCTGAACGAACTTCAGTTATCCAAACGCCTACATCCTTTTCCATTTTCTGTATAAGATCAATTGTATCTAACTCTGGATGCATTTTAATTGCAACCTCTACTTTTTCACTTACAGTGATAGGATCTTTACCACGAACTACACATTCTTCTGCATCTTCTTCTCTGTGTATATGTACTAAGGCCTCTGGAATATCAAAACCCATCAAAAATGTATCACCTACGGTTACTGGTATTTTCTTCCATTCTAAGAACCAACAGGTGTTATCAAATACGTAACCAGATTTATAAATCTCTTGTTGAACGCCTGGGTCTGTTGCGACTAGGTTATCAACCTTACCATCACGATAGATTGCATTGCATCCCCATGTATCAACCCCATCACGCATAATAGTGGTATGACAAGGTTTGAACCATGTCCTACTTTCACCATTACCAATGACCAGTGCAGTATCACCTACAAAGGTAGGAACCCACATTGGGCCTCTCTCTTCATAACTACTCTGGGGTATCAGTTTCATCAACGTCATTTGTTACATTTTCCCCATCAATAAATTTTGCGATGGTAACTTTTTCAATCGCTTGGGTGGGGTTAACTGCACATCCGATTTCTGCAATATCAACTTTCCATCCTTCGGCCAACATACCTTGAACTGTACCCAAACCTCTGTCCTTGATGACACCACTCCAATCATTTACAAAATTAACACACTCATTTTGTGTATCAAAATGTCGAGACAAAATATGTACTTTCTCATCTCTTTCAAAACCATCAGGATCAGTGATCGTGAAGGCAAGTAACAACATAAAGGTTTTAACCATGTATTTTTCCTTTCAACTCTAGTACCCTATGTTTTAAAACACTTACTGCCGTTCTTAGATGTCCAGTATCGTGTTCTTCAAATCGACTTTCGAGAATTGCAATCTCTTCCATCAACATAATAATCTTTTCAACTGTATTTGTATTCCACTCATTAGATGTAAAATCTTGGTTATGTCCTATTTTACTCATCACGTAATGCCTCCCACGAATATGGAAAAATTTCTTTCGATAATTTATCTATTTCATCTGCAACCATTTGAGTTTCTTTTTGTGCATCTGGTTTGCATCGTAGGTTACATACACGAGCAAATGCATAGAGTGTTCCACTCCAATACCATTCTGTCATCATAGACTGTGGTAAGACCATTCTGGCCATCTCTGGTGCAACTCCGTCCTTTAACATATACTCATAGACTTCCTTGCAATTTTCATGGAGTGGCGAAATATCGTACTCCACAGTTTCATCTGAGGAACCCTGTTTTTTGTTCTCTGCGGCTAGTCGCCATTCAGTGGGTTCATAAAATTCTGGTTCATAATCTACGTATCGTCTAGATACCTCGTTCCACACCAAACCGACTTGGTGTTTAACTAGTTGACGAGCAACGAACACTGGTGCCTTGATATGGAATTGTAGGGAGGCATGACCAAAGGGACTCCAATGGTTATGTTTTGCGAGATACTTAATAAGTTTCTCATCACCGTGTTTTAGATACCCTTCAAGAGTTCCCCCTTCTGGAATTTTTTCCCATTCAGAAGTTTTAGAAAATGACACTCTTGCGGCATTAACTACTGATAGATCACTCCCCATGTGATCTACCAGTGTTACAGTCATGTCATTAGTTGACATACTTCTTCCCTGTTGGTTTATGATTTGGTCGCCTACGATGTTGTGGTCGATATCCCTTCGGCCATTGGGGTGTACGAGATGCAAGGGTTTTTACCCTTTCCATCAACTCTTCATTCTTCTTAACCAATTCTGCATTGGAAAAGTTTAGATCCTTGACTTTCTTCTCAAGGTCTGAGACTTTGGATTCAAAGAACCCTTCTTCACGTAGGGCATCACCCTTATCTAAGTACAACGTAACTTCCATTAACTGGACTCCTCTATCAGATTTAATAGTTTAATCTTATACCTTTCAGCATCAATTGTCAAGAACCCTTTGTAATCTTTCATCAATTTTTTTAGGGGTTCCCAAACAACATCTCCCTTGAGTTTTTTATTCCATTCCTTACTATACTCTACTAACTCATCTAATATAATAAGTGTTTCTAAAGATATTCTTCCACCCAAATATTCCTTCATCAGAATAGGATGTTGCATATCTTTAACTTCAAATAATGGTTGAAAATTTTTTACGTAAGGATACATCTCAATAGGAAACATCTCAAAGAAACCTTGTCTACGTAGTTTCCATGATTCATAGTTTTCATCATTAAAGTTAACGATATAACCTTTTCTATCCTTAATAAAATTTGAGACAAGATAACCTTCTACTTCTTTTTCTGTAGTGAATCTCTTTGCAACTTTAGTAAAGAAATACCTATCCTTCCTTCTATAGAAGCTATCTCTACTAATCTTAGTTTTTCCCCCATATTTGTGGTAGTCATACTTACCCTTACCAAAATGGGCTTTTAATGCACAATACATTAAATATACATCAATTGGTTCCATCTTCAGGCATCTTCAATTTCCAGATAATATAAGGTTCCCCACAAGGTTCATTTGTTTCTGGATCAATACATTGGGCGGGGATAGATTTTGCAGTTGGGTCTAATGATTGAGGGCCTACATGATGCCACTCTGCACCCATAGCTCGTTCTTTTGCGACTTGTTCAAAAAATTCTGCATTGTCGGCGAAGAACAGTATGGGAAAAAGTAAAATAATTGCGAACATTAACTATACTCCTACTATACTCTATACTGGTAGTTGCGCCTGTTTGGGTAAAAAATTTAATTCCCTCGCATTTGCCTCAATTTTTTCTTTGAGACTTTTAGATATGAGGGAATTGATAGAATCTGGTTCTATATTTTCTTGTTGACAATACCACAAAACGGCGTCCATGTGTGATAACTGTTTTTCCTTTACTATATTCTCTATTTCTAATGCAAAGGTTTTTGGTGTGTTTAAAGCCATCGGTACTCCATATTTAAGTTTGGGGGGTTAACCGTGACCCCCCACGCATCTATTAGG